CACCGGGGCAACCGACCGGGCAACAGACGCGACAGCGACGGTCGAGCTGTACGGCTAAGACTTCTTCTTGTCCCACCCGTCATGGAGCACCAAGAAGTTCAACGTGCCCGCCTCAGACTTCTCCCCCGTCTTCTGAGCCGCATCACGCGCCTGCTCAACCGCAGCACACCCATGACACGTCGCAGACTCCTGCTCCCAATACCCATCAGTCCGGTCATCCCAAGCCCGCGACTTCAACTGCCCACAACCCGGACAATGCGCCGACTCCTCAAACTGGACCAGCGCCTCAGCAAGAAGACGATCCTTCTCCGGCCACTCCTCCACAAACACTGAAGGCCGCACAGACCACGCCCGTGCGGCCTTCAACGACCTAATTAGCTGCGGTCGCCCTTCGAGTTCGCGCGCGACAAAGGGACCGGAATGCTGACCTCCTGAGTCGAAGCAACCATCGCCGCAGCCACCAGACGAAGCACCTGCTGCTCACCCAGCTTCGACCGCAACGCCCCAACCTGCTCCGGCGTAATCGACTCCCGAACAACAACACCATCGTTGTTCTCAATCTTCACCAGCGCACGCGACACCATGATCAGATTCGCGCTCGCGTTCGCCTTCTCAACCTCACGCTCATACGCCTTCTTAGCCGCAGCATCAGCGTCATCCGGCAGATCGTCCGGGAACCCGCACTCATCCCGAACCCCATCAATCTCGTCCGGGTTCAGCGCACGGATGTACCAAGTCGTCTTCGAGTCCTGCCACTGCTTGTACAGGGCTGAAATCTCCGCATCAAGGTCAGACAGGGCCGAGTCCCCAACGGACTTCTCCCCATCTTCCTCGATAGCGGCTGCGACCTCACGGCGACGCTCCAGGTCCTCATACTTCGCGAACAGGTCGGGTCGCCCGTAAATGTTGACGGACCGCTGGGCTACGGTGCCCGTCTGGATCCAGTTGTCGAACCAGTCGTCCCCAGCGGGGACGGCACTGGAATCTTCAAGAATGTTGTCAGCCACGGCTATTCTCCTAAAAATGGGCCACGACTATGGTGTGAACCCTCCCCCCGCCGCCGTGGCAACAGAGCAGGGGGAGGGAGTACTAAACGAAATCAGGAACCCGAGCCGCCGACCTCACCATTGATGAACAGATCCTGGAAACCGCCCACAATGCGACGCTTCACATAACCCGTACGATCCACCTGCTACGAGTGATCAGTGATGAACTCGAACCCATCGACCTCATCCCCCGCCTCCCACGGATCACGCGACTTCTTTGCGGTCTCACGCTGGTAAATCCACAGGCGCGTGCCCTTTTCCTTCGTCGCCTGGAAAGCGGCATCACCAATCTCGTCGTCCTCAGGCTCAAGAGGCGACCCGTCCTCATCGAACTCACGGAACAGAGTGAACTCAATCGTCGCGTTCGACGCGCCGAAAGTCACCGCATTCCCCTCGGTACAGAGCGGCTTCTCATCAACAGTCTCAGACGCGCTAGGAGCCACCGAATAATCCGACGACATCACAGCACACGAAATATCCAGACCCGCCTCAAGCTCCTCAACAGTCGGAGCGTACGGATCAGCAGGCTTCACATTAAGCAGGGCGACCTTCGTCTTACCCTCAGCAAGTGCACGAGGCATACTCACTTCTCCTTTTCAGAATCGGCATCAGCCGGACGAACAAACACAGCGGCACTAGCGGCACGCTGCTTGGGTGTAGGCGCAATGTTCTTGAACAGTGCGAAATGTGTTTCAGGCACCTTGTGCGGGAGCTTCCGCCCCGTCGCGGTGTCGTATGCGTCGCAGAACTTTGCGGGCATCATGTTTCCTTTCGGGCATGACAAGAAGACCCACAAGTGGGGCCTTCCAAGTCGGGTGGTTACCGCTGGACGGAGTAAATGTCCACCGCGTAAGCGGGGTGACGGTTCGTGCCGGTGATCATTTCGCCCCGGTCCACCTGCACAGCCTGGTGGTCACGAATCTTCACGAGGAACCCGCCGATCTCAGTGGGGAACCCGCCAGGCTGCAGGAGTTGTCGCACCCGCTGGTGGACGATCCTTGCGCCTTCCGGGGTGCCGGCAGCGCACGTCACCCCCACACGGTCGGAGACACCATCGGCGCGGGACGACACTGGCTGTTCACTGTGCGGGTTCGCCGTGCCACCCCACGCGACGATGTACGGCAGATTCGGTGTCTCAGGCACATCAGTGTCGTACACCTGGTAGCCGAGCGTCCGGAGAAGGTCGATGAGGTCGCTAAAGAATGTCACCCAGCACCTCCCGGATCGCCTGCTCGAATCGGGGCTTCTCTTCCTCGAAGGGTTTCAGGAAGTCCACGGTTCCGCCGCCGCCACGAGAAGTTCCGAAGTAGGCGATGTTCGCACCGAACCCCAGGCCTCTAGATGCCGTGCCCGATCGCTTCGCTGGCCCAATCTCAGCCTCGATACCGTTGGGCTGAACGTCCATATCGAAGTTGATCGTTGGGGCGAGAGCGCCGAAGCTTTTAGATGACGCCATCTCTTTGCGCATCCCGTTGCGAACGTTCATCGCGCCCTTGAACACGACCTTCTCAGCATCCTTCAGCGCCTTATCCCCAGCACGCCCAAGGTCAACAGCGAAGCTCTCAAGCTCGCTCGCGTCAGCACCCATCACTCCGCCTTGAAATCAACGAAGATTCGGTAGGCTGTGGCCCAGGTGCGGTAAGGGGCCTCTTGCGTGACCCGGAATTCTCGCCCATCAAGCATCGGATCAACATGCGACGCAACAACGCGCAACACGTCACCAACACTCGACCGGTAAGAACCAACCGGAAGATGCACGCTCATCCGCTGCACGACAGAGGAATGCATAATCACTTCGCGTGACGCCTCATGCCCCTCATAGGACTGCAGCTTCGCCGGACCCTCATACACCACAACCAGTGTCGGGCTGTCCTCACCAGTCAGAGGATCAACCTCCACCCCAGTGACACGCGAAATCTCCACCCGGTCAACCATCAGACGCTCAGCACGCTCACGGCCCCGCAACAGCGTAGAAACCGCACTCATGACGCAAACCCAGGAGTCGCACGGAACCGAACAGTGAACGAGTTCGACGCGGCACGCGGAATCAGCAGATCCCACTCCTCCGCAGTCAAGAAGATCGCGCCCTTCTTGTTGTCCTCAAACCACCCCACACGGTGGTCATCAATGGACTCGTACTGGATGCCCTCCGGGTTGCGCGCCTTCCGGGCAACAACCCACACGACAACCATCCGCACAACATCCGCAGACAGTCGGCCAGTCGCCACCAGCGCCCCCAGATTCGGGATGCGCGACAGGATCAACGCCTCAGCCTGGTCAATCCACGAAGCGATCTGCGCCCGCTCCTGCTCGGAACGAGTGTCACGCCCCAGATCAACGACGACATCCTCAACGGTCGCGTATGCCATTGACAGCCTCCTTGATCTGGTTGCGCGTCAAACCCCCAGGATCGACACCCACAGACTCCGCATAGGCCGCCCAAGCGTGCCGTGACGCGTTCCCCCTCGGCGGATCGCCCACCGACACAGAGGGTGTCGGCTCAGACACAACGCCCGGAGCCGACACCCTCACACCCTCAGGAACAACATCCCCCGGCAGAAGCACCACAGGCGAACCGTTCACCGACACAATGACCGGAGACAGGACAACCGCCATGACGGCACCCCCGTCCGGTCAGAGAACCTTCGCGACGAAGGACAGGTCAGCGTTCGCGAGAACCGGAAGAGCAATCGCATCCGAAATGACCTCAGCGATCACCGGAGGCTTGCTGTTCTTGTACGTGCCCACAACAACACCCGGCTGCTCCGAGGGGGCAAGACCATACTCAGGCTCCTGCGACGTGAGAGTCTGACCCCAGAACGTCGCACCCAGCTCCGTCGCCTGGTACTGGTCCGGGCCAACAGGTGCCGGCAGAAGGAACAGACGATCATCCGGCAGGACACGACCCGACGCGGTGCGACGGTTGTACTTCACCAGCGGAGGCAGACCCGCACCGGAGATGATCGCCTGAACGTCACCCTCCGTGGCAGGACGCGAACCACCGTTGGCCAGCTGGGTCGCGAACTCGTCACCCTGAGACAGGGCACGCAGCGCACGGTTCGAACCAACGATCGCACCCGGCTCAACACCATTCGAATCGGTGTAAACGTCAACCCACGCCTGCAGGTCCGCAAGACGCGACACCGACGTGTCAGTCCACAGATTCGCGGCAGTCACATCATGCGAAGCGGAACGCCCGAACGCATCATCAATCTGGAAGTTCTCCTGATTGACCGTCGCGCGACCCGTCGTGAGCACAACACCACGCAGACGCTCAACCGCGTCAGCAACACCACGCACAACCGCGTCAGCAGTCCGCAGGATCTCGTTACGCATCGACTCGTCATCAGCGTTACGAATACGAAGCTGCTCATACTCAGACACCGGGATCTTCAGACCCAGGGCGGGGATCTCAATGATCTTCCGCTCGCCCGGCTGACGCTTCCCAATCTCAGTCTCAGCGTCATACGCACGCCACAGCGCTTCCTCAACCAGCCCATTCCGGCCAGTGCGGAAACGCGCCACAATATCCGCGATCTCACGATTAGGCAGCCACTGAGCAAGCGAACCCTGCCGCAGCTCATAATCCGCCATCGACTCACGCGCATACCCGGTCAGATCAGCCGGGTCAATCAAATCAGTCCAAAGAGCCATCTCTACCTACCTTTCAGGAACCCGACACAGCGTTAACGAAAGAAAACCCCTCAGGATTCTCAGGCGCAACGAACTCAACGGGAAGCTTGTCAACCTTGACAATGCCATGACGAAGAACAGGAGCATTGATCTTCTCATCAACACCCACAACCTGATCGGTAAGAACAAACCCCAGACGCTCCCCAGAACCACCGGTGAAAGGCACAACCGCACCCTCATCCGAAGCGTCAACCGGCGTACCAGACTTAATCACACCATCAACCGGCGTAAACGCCGAAACATCAAGCACAGCCGTCCGCGCATTACGGATACCATGCGTAGAACCGAGCCACGTCTGGTCACCAACACCAAACGACTCACTACGAAAATTAGGCATAACCTAACCTTTCATCAAGAATTGGACTTGTGCCGCTCACGGAAAAGATCACGGCCCGCCTGAACACCGCCAGGCTTCGTGTCATCGCCCCCACCCTGAGAAGGATCAGGCCTGGGAACACTCGGGACAGCAGAATCAAGAAGCCGCTTCAGCTCAACCGCATCCGCCGCAAGCTCCTCACGAGTCCCCCCATGAAGCCGCTTCGCCGCATCAAGCGACAGGCCCGCCTCCGCAGCAACCTCATACCGGACACGCGCAATCTCGTTCTCACGCGCAGACTTCTCAAGCTCAGCAAGCCGTTCAGCCTGCCTCTCCGCCTCAGACTTCTGCGCGTCCTCAAACTCCTTGATCCGCGCAGCCAGCTCAGCAGCCTGCCTCTCAGCATCAGCCCGAGCCGCACGCTCAGCCTTCAGAGCCTTCAGCCCACCCTCACCGAGAGGTTCATCGGGCATCTCCGCATCCTCACGCGTGTCAGCACTCTGTGCGTCAACTTCACTCATTACTGTCCCTCCATAAAAGCTGCGTCGCGCAGCACAAGCCCCCAACCCATCGTGAGAAAGGGGAAACCTTTGGTGACAGAAACTCTGTCAGTAGTAGAAGTAGCCGTACCGTTCCAGTAGGCGCAGGTACTCTTCCTTATCGCGGGCAATCGCCTGGATCTGCTCAGGCATCAAACGGCGCGGTGTCTTAGGCTGCTGAACACCCTCATACCGTGGCGACCTAAACCCGCTACCATACGAACCCCGGCGAGTAGTCCCCTCACGGGTGAACTTCCACTGCTTACCGTCATACCCGGTCGTCGTATACATTCCACGGCGCGCATTAACCACCTGGTTAATGTCCGCACCATTACGGATCGCCTCAGCACCCGCCTTCGTGAAAATGCGGTCCTGCTCAGCCTCAGACAGACTCTCGAAATACTCCTGAGCATCACCAGTCGGCCCATCTTCCATCTGCCCAGAGGGAAGATGTCTACAGTCACATTGCGGATGCCTCTGGAACGCCTGCTCCATCCGATACAGCCGGCCCGCCAGGACCACGCAACGGGAGCATGACGGCAACGTCAAGGCCCGCTGATAGTGAGTCACACGAGTCGGGGCCAGCCGGACACGCTCCGCCGCGCGCCCAGCATCCGAAATCGCCAGCGAAGCGCGGCCCACCAGGATGTTCTCGCCACGCGCCAGAGACTGCGGAGTCGTCAACCCCCGACTCACACCAATCTTCGCAACAATCACCGCCGCGAAGAACGACTCCGCCAAGCCCACACCAGCACCCGTCACACCCACAAGCGGGCCAACGTTCATACGCGCCGAAGGACCAATGTCGCCAGACCGGCCAAGGTCATCCAACACATCAGGCACATAAGCGGCAGACGACCGCGCCACCCGGCGTTGAGCCGACTCCGTAACCCCAACAACAGACCCCGCAATGGCAACCCACGAAGCATCAAAATCGTTGCCCATACGCCGCCACTGCGACCGAACCTCACTCAGCGCGGCCTGCTGCTCCAACCTCTGCGAACTCAGATGCTGCGCCGTCGCCGTCGGATACGAAAACATCCTTCTCCCTCAGCCTGTCGAGATAAGGATTCGCAGACTCCTCATCGAAGTAAGCAATCTCGCGAGACTTCCGGGTGTCCGACCAACCCAACTCATCCCACGCACCCTGGCGCGACAGAATCGGGACACCACCAGCGAGCTTCTGGATCGCATCAGCACGCTGCGCAAACGTCGGCGTACCAGCGTCATGCCACTCCACCTTGAGCCGGTTCGCGTCCAACCACTCGCCAGTCCGGAACCGCTCATACAGGCCCATGACCCAACCCCAACCATCACCGAACGTCATCTGCTTCCGCTCAGCGTTCTTCACCAGCCGCGCCTCATCAGCACGGATAGCGCCCTCAGCCGCAGGGTTCACAGTGTCCTGCCCGAAATAGCGAGTAGGCAGACCAAGAAGGTTCGCAGCCCACACCATCAGATGGTCAACAGAGTCATGGAAGTTCTTCAGATCCGCAGACCCAAACTGGCCGAACTTCGCTTCCGGATTCTGGGTGGCCTTGATCGCCCCGAAGTACGTCTCCCACGCCGGCAACGGCTCACCCGAATCAGGGTCCACAAAGTCACCCTGAGACACACCAGAAACCCACTTCTGTGGGATCGACGCAACCTCAGCCGCAACCGCCATATTCGTCAACGTGCGAGCAACAGAGTCCGTCAAACCCATCACGTCAGCCATCTCCGACGTGCCATCCCAATGACCAGCACGACGATGGTTCAAGAACAAAACCACAGGGACACGACCGAGCCCATGATCATCACGGTCAACAACCACCCAACCCCGCGCCCCAGCCTCCAGCCACAACGTCGAATCAGGCAAATACAGAGTCCGGCAACGAGTCCCATCAAAATTACGGTACACACGCATCGCCGCAAGCATCGCCCGCTTACGCCGATCCACCAAACACGTCATCTGCCTGGTCGGCTCCACCGTAATCAACGGATGCGCAGGATCATCCTCATTCGACCCCACCGTCACAAAGCCACGCCCAAACGTCAACGCATCCTTATGCAACAGAGGAGACTCAGAATCAAGATTGTTCGCGTCCCAACCCTCACGCAAGCCATCATCCGCAGTATCCGAACCCGGCAACATCAACGACTTCACATCAAGACGCCGCTCAACCTCATCCACCGCAACACGAGGAATGTTCACAACAGTCTCAAACCGGCGCAACTCAGGCGGCACAGCCAACCCAATATGCTCCAACCGCTGACGGCCCTCATAATACTTCTCGTGAAGCTCATCAACACGCGAAATCTTCCCAAACTGCGAAGACATACGCTCGTGAAGCGACTTCTCACGATCATCAAGAACACCAAGCCGCAAAAGCTCAGCCATAAGCAATCACCTCACCTGAAAACAAGAACACGACGGTCAGCAGTCAGCCAACCCTCAGCCCGAGAATCAGCAGCGGCCTCATGCGCCAGAACCGACGCCATGAGAATGTCAATCTTCTGATGCTCAGAAGGTTTGCCAAGAATGAACTTGTCGCCAGGCTTCGCAAGCATCCGCGCGTTCAGAGCATGGATCTCAGCCTGCTTATCGTCATCATGCTTAATCCGGCCCTGCTCGAGATCGGTAATGAACCGGTTCAAACTGTTATGCATCCGAGAGATCGAGAACGTCGGCCACTCGACAACAACCTCATCACCATAAGTGTTCGCCCAGTCATCAATCTCAGTGCGCCAATCCCTCGGATCGCAATACATGCGCTTCACCTGATAGCGAGAGAACAACTCATCAACAGCAGCGTGCACCTCAGAACGCGGGATGCGCCCACCCCACTCCTGCGGGTTCCACCACGTGGGCCGATCATCCGGCCCATACGTCGGCGTGAACACCACACCATCCGCAGTCTCAGCACGAATCGCGCTCCAGTCGCCCGAAGTCGAACCATCAAACCCGAGCGCAATCCGCGTCCCCTCTGGAACGCCATGCGAGTCACGCCACAGCTCAGGCGAAATGAACGTACCCGAACCCTGCACCCGGCGATTCCCGAAGAACCGCTCAGCCTGCGCCGGATCCGTCTCCATGATCTCCGCAGCCTCAGCCTCGATCGAGTCCAAGTTCACCCACGGAGACCCCGCATACACGTACTCGTGGATCTTCCGACGCTCACGCTTATTCTTGTACGACAACTGCGCGGGAGGCTCCCGGTAGAACCGGAACACGTCATCAGCCGATGACTCGAACGTGCGCTGCGCCTGAGAGTTCTCAGTCGGGTCATACGCGTTCGATGTCTCAATCGTCCGCCCGCCCATACCGGCAGCACCACGACGCTGAGCATCCGCGACCTCAACCAGCTTGTTCGACTTCGTATACAAGCCAGTCTCATCCTGCACCGCAAACGAGATCGGGTTACCAAGACGCGCACGGGCCGAAGCCGTCACAATGTCAATACGATCCGCATCATCCTCGCCAGACAGCCCAGTGATACGGATGAACCCCTCATTGACCTTCATCAGCTTCGACAGTGGGCCACGCCGGATCATCGCAGACAGAGGCCGGTACACGTTCATGACCTGATCCTCGGCAGTAGCCGTCAACTGGATCAGCGGCGACGGGTGACGCATCCCCATCGGCTCGCCAGGCTCGTAGGCATAAACCCACCCGCAAGGGCAACCGTTCTCAGCGCACGAGTACACATCACCATCGGACGCCCAGCCGGCGAACAATGACGGG